TGCTGAGCGAAGTAAAAGAAAAAGCTGACGAGGTGGCTGCGTCAGGGAAGTGCATTAGCGTAATGCAAAAAATCAGCGCCATGACCGCTGGAAATGGCAATGGATGGGTGTTTTACGCCACACCATCTATCTGCGGCGGCACAACAAACTACACCGCGACCAAAGAGCAGTTAGTCAAGTTTGTAACCGCAAAGCTCATCGCGCTTGGCGTTACTGCAGAGGCTCCTGCGTCTGCACCAACGCTAGCAGCTAAAATTGTAGCGCTGTCGTCCGCGCACAATGATGCGAATTTCGTCCCAGCGGCTGCCGCGGTGGCAGCTGGTCTTGAGTTCTCTGAGGATATTATTCAGTTCGGCCAAGTTTCACTATTCACAATCGCCATGAACTCGCTAGAAAATAGTAATTTGGACCGAGTCCCAAACCTTGTGGATTTTCGTGGGAGCCACTACCGGCTGCGGGACGGCAGCTGGATTTTGTTCCGGGCAGACTGGGGTCGAGACCCAATTGTGAGCAACGGGAAGCTCGAAGAAGACCCAATCGGCGGACACGACTAATCGGCAACACCACACCCCCGCCAGCTTCGGCGGGGAATTGGCCAAGGATATAAAAATGAAAACAGTAATAATTGCAACAAAGCTGCCGTACCGCGGAGCAAAGTGGGTGCTCCGTAAAATGACGGAAGCGAAGGTCATCGCAGAGGCGGAGCAGTTGGCGGCCTGCCGAGGCGAAACCCTGCTTTCACACGCCGAAATTGAATGGGTCGGTGTTGGTAATGTCGATGAGTATGGAGATTACTTCGATTTTGCGCCCAGCAGAGAATGGCTCGAAGGTGAGCAGCTAATGTGCGCAATCAGAGAGCTGCGGCATCACTACCGAAATGTAGAGATGTTTTGCTGCGATGAATATGGTTTCCTAGTGCCTATCTACCTTGAGGGGATTGCATGAAAAAAGAAGCGACTACGTCGGCGCGAAAGCGCGGACTATCAAATCACTCTGTCCGTCGTGTCGTCGTACTCGTCGACAAATACTGTCAGGACACGGCAATGTGTCACACGATAATGAGCCTGAGGACTGAAAAGGCGGCATGGCAGCTAAATCAGACCGATGGGTCATCTACGTGGGCAAATCTGCTTGTGACCTGTGGACTTGCCGTCGCTAGAAAGGACGACGAGGGGATTTCAAAGTTCTTTTTAACTCCTGCCGGGCTTAAAATGGCTCGTGAGCTTTTCAGGCTTCGCGAGTCCGCGATTGACTACCTTCGCAGCAGATCATACCCGCAAGATGAGTCCTCGCTACGTAGCCTGAGACCGGTAATCTCAATATTGCTTGATGATGGGGATTACAAAATCATCCTAAGCACTAGATTCTCGGAGTGGCTTAGTCGGGTCACTCAGAGAAAATAAGCTCACCATCCGCCCCTAGCGTGCCCCACGCTGGGGGCGTTAACGCGTCAGCCTTTCCGACATAGTACATGCTCCCTGCAATCAAGTGCTTGTATCCACGCAGCAGGTCATCACCCGTCACGATTGGCACTCCAAGCACAATCGGCGTACTGTCCGGCTCAGTAATGTCTAGCGTCCAGCCAGCATCTTGCGCTGCAAAATAGCGCGTCACAATGCGCACTCGGCGGCCAGACAGCACGATGTCAAAGCCCTGCGGCACGGTAGACAGCGGGATTGTAACGGCATTTTTCATGTGGCCCCCCACGCGCCCGCCGCCGCCTCATTTTTTGCCGAAGACGGGGCCGGTGTTTTCATTCCAGCTTGCTCCGGGGACGCGGTCTTGTCCGGCATCGCTTGCTGCTCCTGTGGCTTTCCGTCGATTAGCTGCGTGCGCGTGATAATAACCTCGCGCATCCCAACATCCAAAATAAGCGCATTTTCGGTGGCATTATCAGTCGTCATCGACAACGAGCTGATAAGCATGTTTTTGTAAGCCCGCTTTGGGGTAAGCACATCAAACGGCTCACGCTGGGCTTGCAGCTCCAAAAAAGCACGGTACATCTCGGGCAGCGAGTCAATGCCAATAAGCTTTTCCGGCGTAATCCCCCCCGCCCCGCTTGTCCCCGCCGTCGAGCCGCCAAGTGCTCCGGCGACCATCGAGATTGCGCTATTAAGCAAGATTGACTGCGGCGAGTAGCCCACTCTCATTGATAGCTCGGTGGGGGCCTTAAAGGCGTGGTCTGCAATCATTGCGCCGTACTCGACTGGGTGCTCTGTAATAACCAGCGCGTCATGCGTGGACTCCTCCAAAATCACATCAGGGATGATGCCCCCGATGTCTCGAGACTGACCAAAAAGCATGATTAGCACATCCTCGATTGTCGCACTCATCCAACCATCACCCCTCTAAGATTACGAGCCACCCCACTATTGACGCGGTCCTGCTGCAGCGCGATGGCCGTAGCAGTGGCATTAGCATCGGATGCTCCGCTCACGCTGATATTTGTAGTTTGGCTGACAGTGATTGGCGGCACTCCGGCAGCCGACACCTTCCCGACCCCCTGTGTGGCGGCTGCTGGGGACTGTGACGCAGGTGCTGCAGGCGGCGGCGGCGCGATTCTTGTCTTTTCCGCCACATCCATTCTCTTTCTTGCCCCCGCAAAAAGAGCGGCAATATCGTCCTCGTAGGTCTTGCTTTGAGCGTATCCGCCCTTAGCGAGCCCACGAATAAAATGCCGTGGGTCTTGCTGACCAACAGCGCCCTCGTATCGCTTGTTGGTCTTTATCAAGCGGACATAGTCATCCCAAAATGCGGCTTGAGATTCATACTTGCGGTAACGCGCCCATTTTTTCTCGGCTTTGTCGTATACCGGCTCGCTCCACGCACCGCGCCAGTTTTGATTTTTTTTGATGCTATCAAGATTGCTGGACGGCTCGTCACCTGCCCCTCCTGACCAGCTTGCACCCGCCTTGATGTTGCCCATATTGTAGTCAGCCCCCTTCGTGATGTGCTGCCCCCATCCAGTCTCATTGGCTTTTTGCGCAATCAGGGCAATGGGACTTGTTCCCAGCTCTTTAGCGGCTTTTACAGCGTGTGGATACTGCTCGCTGACCCACTTTTGACGCTTGGCTTCATCGCTGTTTTCGGCCTTTCCAGTGACTGCTTTGGTCACCTTTTTTGCAATATTTTTAGCCTTTTCTACCGCTGATTTTGCAAAATTACGAGCATTTTTGCCCCACAGCCACGGGCTATCCTCCGGCTTTATAACTGGCAGCGGCGTGACTGGTGGCGGCTGACCGGCGGCGGGCGGCGGGATAACGCCAACGTCCTTTTCTGCCTTTTGAGCTGACTGCTTTGGCTGTGCTGCGGCGGGCTTTGCGGACTTTTGTTCCGGCGGCTTTGGCTGTGCTGCGGCGGGCTTTGCGGACTTTTGTTCCGGCGGCTTTGGCTTGCCAGACAGACCCGCCCAAAATTCTTGCGCCGCCCGCGTTGCCGCTGCGAATTTGTCGATGATGTGCGTCGTAATTGCCGCGCCAACCGCAGCGATTGCCTTTGCCATCCGCTCTGCACCAGCGATTAGCCCAGAAAAGTCCAGTGCCTTTTTGAGCCGCTCAAGCAGATTTATAGCCCCCATTACTCCCGACATTGCGCTGGCAGCAAAAGACCCCGTGGATAGCTCCGCTGCGGCCTTGGCCTCTCTCCACCGCTGCTGGATGTCCTTGCCATCCTTCGCGGCCTTTTCAAAATCCGTGCCAGTGGCCTTGGCCTTGGCTTTGTAGTCCTCCGTCAGCCCGCGCACGCCCTCGCGCATCGCCATTAAGGTGGCCTCGTCCATCCCCAGCGCAGAGGCGTATGACTTGGCTTCGTGATAGTCCATCGACTTGAGGCGGTCGCCAAGGTCAAGGTACATTTCCATGCTATCGCGCACGCGCCCGAACTCGTCCCGCGTCCTGACCCCCATCTTTTCTAGCATCGAGAAATAGCCTGGGCTTGACCGCAGCCGCTCCGCGAAACCCTCAAAGCTGGCCTCCGCATCCTCCGCCGTCCCGCCAAGTTGGCTTACGGCGTATTGAAATGCCTTGATGTTGACGACACTCGCGCCCGTGCGTCGGCTAGCGTGATAGAGCTTATCAAATGCCTCCGATGCCTTTAGCGCGAATAGCCCGACCCCTACCGCTGCCGCCGCGAATACTGCGACCACTCCGGTCACGATGCGCACAAGACTTAGCAGTGCGGCAGCGGCGAATCTAGCTGACTCCCCGATGCTCTTTAGAGCGGCAGCCAGCCGCTTGCCGGTCTCGGACAGCGCGGTTATTGATGGGCGCACACCAGCAGCGGCCTGCCCTACCTGCTTTGCTGCAGTTGCCGCCGCGCGAAAGGACTTGCCGAGATTGTCAAAAAGACCCGACACATTGCCCGCCACCTTCCCCGCCTTAGCGACGGCATCTTGCATCGAGGACAGCCCAGCCTTGTCGAGCTTAAATCCGATGCTGACCAAAAACCCCTTGATTACCGACGCATCCATTCAGGCACCACATCCTTATCTACCTCTTGCTTGCGCTGCTGCTCTTGAGCGGCGAGGTACTCGTTGTCGTCGCGAACATCTAGCGCATCATTGAGCGCGGCGATGTCGCACAGGGTTAGCGTGCCGTCCTTTAGTGACTCGTATCGGCACAGCCCAGCCATTACTGGGCGCATGACAAAATCAGTCCCGTCAGGCATTTGCCGCCAATCTACGCTGCTCCCGCTGGCTCCGCCCCGCTTAAGCTTAGCGTAAGGGCGGCGCGAAAAAAATCCCCTAGCTGCTCCTGCACAGACGCGGCGCATAGCCGATACATGGCGGCTAAAGATAGGTCAATCATCGCAGGCGCATTAGCGTCTTTGAGCCACACCGGCACGGCGCGGCCATCAATGATGCGGCTGACTGGGGACAGCAGGCGGCCAATGATTGCTGTGCTCTTGTGCTCCGGCATAGACGACAGCAGCTCAAAGAGCGGCGTGGCCGCAGCAGCTAGCCGCTCAAGATGCCCCTCCATACTCTCGGCCCGCACCTCTCCGCCAGTGTCGTCCGGCTCCGTCTTTGCGGCCAGCGCAGAAAATAGCGGGGCAATGGTGGGCAAAAACGGGCTAATCGCCATCGCGATGTGACTTTGCGACAGCACGTCGAGCTTTTTGATTACGTACTCGTGATTTTCGATTGTGATTCTCATTTTTACGCCTTTCCTAAAATTATTTGCAATACCCTATTGCGCGGGGTGGTGATGTGTAATACATTACATCGGCAAGTGGCTGTTGGGCTTACCACTATTTTGTTGTATCCACGAGTGGCATGTTCCATTTCGGAACATACCACTGCCAGACGATTATACACGGCGGTCGAAAGGAGTCAGAATTGAAAAATCTTGGCGTGCAGAGAACAGCAAAAATGCTCGAGCGCAAAATATCTACTCGCAACATGCGGCGAGAAGATGAATCCGCGCTCGCAAACTACGAGCTCAAGCAAGCCATGCGCGAAATCGCTCGTCTTAATGGGGCTCTTGATTTAGCAAAAGCCGAGATTGCAGACTTGCGCCACCGAATGTCTGCCGCATTCGGAGCGATGGAAATGGCCGAAAAGCTGGCTGGAGTTTTTGCAAAGCATGACTACAAAGACGGTGGCGGTGTAGGGCATTGCGTTACCAGGCAATTTGACTACAAAGACGGTGGTGGTACCGGAGATTATTTTATCCACCAAAAGGAGCACTAAAAATGTCGGAAATGCCAGAAAATGTAAAAAAATGGAGCAGTATCAAAGCTCTTGACGATTTAATGCGTGCCCGAAGAAATCATATCGTCAGCGAACAGCACAAAGCTGACACGTCAATCAGTGACGCACTTCAAGCGCAATTTGACGCAGCAATTGCTCAGCGCGACGATTTGATGGAAAAATATAGCAGAGCCGAATACAAAATCGCAGAGCTCACGCAAGAGATTGCGGAAATGAAGCTTTATTGCGAAGCATATAATGCTAAGCTGCTTGAGCAAGCTATGCAACTTGTGGAATCTGTCTTAGTGTCAAGGCAGTATTTCGACCCAGAAAATTACGAAGCCCCCCCCCCACCATTAAAAGAGCGGAATGACTCTGATGAGGGAGTGGGTATGGGGGGCTGTGCCGATAACGACCGCGCTATTATTGATTTGTTTTGCGAGTTTATCCGCGAAAACAGAGCCATGCTATGGGCTGAGCATGGAGGTTATTACCAGGGAGATAGGCCGCCAGTTGGATGGGTCAAGGTTATTGGAGGGCAAGAATTTATCCTACTGCCTCCCTATGCATTTGATATTGCACGACGGGACAGCTCTAAAGCTGGCCGCAAGGCTACGGCGGAAGCCCTTTTCAGATGCGGCGTTTTGAGAGGTGGGGCCGCAGATGGACGGCTGAGCACGAAGCACCTCGTTAAAGAGGTTGGTATTAGCTCACGATACTACGCAATCAGCCATACGATTTTCGAGCTTGAGTCCAAATAATCATTAGCTAATCCCGTAGCAACAAAACCCCCGAAAAGCCAATGCCGACGGGGGTTTTTCCATTGCTAAATTCCCGGATATTGTCCGCGAATCACGTCGATTTTGATCGCATGAAATTCCCAGCTCAAAATATCGCCGTCTTTCGCGTAGCTGGTGTCAGGGCATTTTTTAAAGGCGCACATGCGGCAGTAAATCTTGTCACCCGCCGCTGTCTGCTCAATCTCAATGATATTTTGACCCCACACTGCAGACCCGAGCTGCTGCAAGTTAAACATGTTTTGGAGAAGCTTTGCGGTGGGCGACACTTTGAGCAAATGCACGGTCACTGTCCCAGACTTGCCCGCCCGCAAGCTGTGCATCCCCTCGCCATCCGCCCCGATTTTCATGTCATTCCGGTCTTCGGTGTATGCGATGCTAATCCCCTCCTCAGCCACCGTTGCCCCATACCCTAGATTTACACCAAGCCCGCCAACGCCCGTAATCGTAGCGGCTACATCCATAAAACTGTATACACCTGACATATCAGCTCCTAATTATCGGTTAACGTTGACGATTACATCAGCATGATGCACCGCGCCAGCAAGCTTGACGGCCACCTGAAATAGCGGGGCGATGCGCTGCTCGCGCTCTGACTGGGCTTGGTCTGCTAGCGGCTGCCGGTATACGTAGTACCCCGTAGTCAGCATGTCCCCGCGCTCAATCTGACCAAATCCGTCCGCATTCCATGCCCCAGGTGCAATCAGCCCATTTGTCGTGCCTTGGTGCAGGCTTGCAACAAGCTGTGCGCTAATCTGCCTAATGCCCTGCTCTGTCTGCGGGACTTTGCCCTTGCTGGTGTAGAGCAGGTTAAACACTCGCGTCTGCATGTCGTTTTGAAGCCAGTCAAGTCCGTGACGCTCGTCAAACCACCAGCCGCCAGCCATTTTCCCGTGCTGCAAAATCGACTTGCCGTTGTTGTAGAGCGCAAAAACATTGCAGTTTTTGGCCTTTAGCGTAGCGGCCTCTTGCGCCGTCAGTCGCTCGCTCACCACGCCGACCTGCTCCTTAAACATGAGCGTAATTGTGGTGTTTGAGCCGTCAAAATTGACGCTAAACGCCCGACCAAATACCGCGCACGCGGCAAAACGCGCCGTAGCCGAATACTCGATAAAGGTGCGCTGGTAGCTCAAATCCCGCAGCTTAGATGCCAGGTCGTCGGACACGGTTGACAGCAGCACCGACTTGTTTTGCGTGCTGATGCCGTAAATCCGGCTGATTGTCCCTGCCTCGATGGCCTCTGCGATGGCGATATGCTCGCTGTCGGCAATGGACTTTTCGGCGGCAAAATAGAGCCCGTACCAGTCCGCAGACACATCCATAAACGTCAACGCGCACTCAACTGGCGACTCGGGGGCGCGGCCATTAATCGGGGCGTACGCGGTAGTGCTAGACAGGCCAAGCATGTCGGCAATATTCGTGCCAGTTGCCGAGTAAAGGACGATATTGCTGTTGTTTTGGGTAATCAGGCCTTGGCCAGCCTGTGTAAGCAGCTGCCCGCCCGTAGACTGACCACGCGCAAAGCTGACAGTGCTAGTCGCTCCTGTGCTGCTTGACGTGACGACAAAGCGATTTTGCACCGCATCCCACACGCAAGTGGCTTTTGTGTCAAGCGATGTATTGATGATGGCGGCCACCGAATTTAGGGTCTGGCACAGCACAAAATTAAGCCCCGAAAGCGTGACAGTAACCCCGTCAATGTCGATGTCAAAGCCGCCGTCTGTGATGGCCTGCCAGCGCATGATGTCGCGCTGGTATAGGTCTAGCATCCCCCCACGCAAGATGCCGTGCGTGGGCTTAGTCGCCCACCGCCCGATATAGAGCTGAGATGGTCGTGGTCGCTGGCTGTAGTACATGGCGGCGGCGCGGTACTCCGGCGCACTCGCCCCAAAATCCATGCCAACGGCCTCGATGGTATCGTAGCGTCGGATGCGCTCGTGGGTGTCGATTACGTCGCTGTCGCCGACAATCAACAAGCTGCCAAAGCTGCGATTTGCTGCGGCAAGCGGGCTGATAAAGACGTTAACGTTGACGATTTGACCGACATCAAGCCCAAGTGTTGGTGTTGCCATTATTACCCCTTAATCGGGTGCGTATGTGCGCCCGTGATATGGTGGATTGCATATTGCTGCGTGACCATGCGCCGAGCGATGATGTGCACGTCGACGCGCCTGAGCCAGCCTTGCGCCGCCATTTCCGTGGTGTTGATGATTTGCCCGACCTCGACAATCCCCATGCCTGACCGCTTAATAACGTCTTGGTTTTGCAGTATCCCCGCCCCATCCCTTAGGGCGATAGCGTGCCCGTGGGCGTGCGGCCCGTAAAAAGCCACGATGATGCGTAGCTGGCTGTGTCGCACGCTGTGCGTCGTGCCAAGTGAGTCTGTCGTCTCTCTGTGCAGCAGGGCGGGACCTGCGTCCGGTGTCTCGTCAAGCACTCCGACCGCAGCCCAGTCGGTGTCAGCTGACGGCATTTTTGGGCTTACCGGCTGCCACGCTGGTCGCACCATTGAGCCGTCCAGTCCCGTCACTCCCGACACAAATCCCTGCCAAATCACATCAAGGTCAAGACCGCCAGCCACGGATGGCGTGGAGACAAGATAGCCGCCAGTCGCGCTCGTAGTCATCCGCGCATGTCCGTAAGATTGCATCGAGCCTGCACAAATCCACCGCCCCAGTTTGCGTAATCCTCGACTAGCGTTACCACATACCGCTGACCCATCCACTCGACACAGTCGGCGGGGACTCCGCCACGGCCATCGTGCAAAATGGTGCGCGTGACTATGGTCATATCGGACTCGACACGGTCGCCATCCCGTGTGCGGATTAGCTTATTTCCGCCCCCCGGGAAACACACGCCGTCGCACGCCACAGAAGTCTCGGCGTTGTGCGCTAGCCCGCTGCTGTCGATATTTTGATGCTGTCGGCGCAGGAAAAATGTGTCCGAAAAGTCTGGGTCGTCCAGCAGCTCGGTTACGTCGATTAGTGCCATTTGCTATTTGCTCTTGATAATGTAGGTGATGCTGTTGCGCAGCTGTCCGGTGTCTAGTAGTGGGCGAGTACCTGTGCGCCCACGCTTTCGCCGTTTATACAGCGTGCCCTTTGCAAGCGGCGGCCAACTCGCGTCTCCCTGAGTATCAAACATGCCGCGCACGACATTAACGGCGTGTAGACCTGCCTCCTCGAGCGTAGCGAGTACCGGTGCTGGGCTTCGCTTTGACAGCGATTCGGCTACGCCA